CCGCTAACACGGAAAATCGCACAAAAATACACGGCATTGCGTAGATGTGTTTCACGTGAAACATTATCACAATACCGTGTGTGGGTTAGCGGGATTTAGTTTTTGTCGTTGTTCAGAATATCGTTTACAATCTTCTGTATCTCTTTGGGGTTATATCCTGCATTCTTCAGATTCTTTGTTCTTTCTCTGCCATTGCCCCATAAACCTTGTATGACTTCCTGTGCTATGTCTTCAGGTTTTTTCATGTGATATTCAGTTGATACAAACAATTCGCGTTCTTCCTGCCTTCTTTTTACAAGTCCGGTTAACGGTTTACCGTTTGCTTTTACATATAGCAACATTTTTTCTGCGATAACGTATTTGTTCCTGGATCCTGCTGCAGTAAGTCCGGTAATATTACCGACATTGTAAACAAATGATACAAGTGCATCGAACTGGTTCTGTGTCCAGTGGTAAAGCGGATCATAAGCATTCACAATGCTTTCATATTTTTCAATATCTCTTTTCAGATATTCGTCTGCCTGCTTCTGTGTAATTTTATCACCAGGACAAACACCGGTTGTGTGTCCATAACCAATAGTCCACACTCCCGCGGGGCATTTGTACGCGGTCAGTTTACAACCTTCATATTTCTTTATAAGGTCAATTCCTTTTTGTGATATCTTCATATATTATCCCCCCAGTTTGTCAGTTAGCTTCTGAAGTGCTAACGTGTTATTGTTTACTGCTTCAGTCATCCGTTTGGATTCGTCATCATGCTGTGAATTCAGTTTATCGAATTTTTCATCATTCTTATCTTCCCGGTACTTTACATACCATCCACACATGATGAAACATACAATCGGAAAACCTACGGTTGAAATAAGATCTGATAATGTTTTGAAGTCCATATTTTCACCACCTTCCTTTAGAAAATAACACCGTTCTGAAGTGCTGCAAGTATTTCTTCACGTTCCGGATCCGTTGCACTTGTCTGAAGTCTTATACTTTTTACACGTGTGAATCCGGTGCAGTTGTTCAGATATACGGTTTTGTTTATAGGGAAACCATAATATTCATTGTATCTATTAGCTGTATAAGGTCGTTGTCTATTTACTATCAGGTATGGTTTCTTTTGTCCCATTATACCAGAATTAGCACTAAGATTTCCGGAATGTCCTACATGATACATTTCATGTGTGAGCATATTTCCCACCATTGAAGCACCTGCGACAAGTCCAACACCACCACCTGCAGCAATTGATAAACCAGCACCTGCAGCACCTATCAAACTTCGTAATATTCCAGTAGCATCACCACTTGTGAGCGGTAACTGCTGCGAGCAGTTTCCGGAGAATGTATATAATATAGCACCGTTGGGCGTATCAGGATTTCTTGTAATTTTCACTTGTGCAAGGCAAGTGCCAGTGTAAACATCAACTACATATTTGATATTTATAGCACTGCGCATTATCTCGTTTATATCAAGTTCAGTGATGCCGATAAAAGGAAGATATATCTGTGCAGATGTATACGGTGTGTAGTCTGTCGCATTCTTATTTTTTTCCTTCAGGTTTATAGTTCCACAATCAATAGTAGTGAACTGATTTGAAACAATAGCACTTGGAACACCTGAATCAAGATAGCCCAGGATTATATTATTGGATCCACCGGTTGAAGGTGTGGCATATACCTGAATAAGTGAAATGATACCATCCAGGGGATTCTGCCATATCTTCTTCAATGTTTCAATCAATGAGTTATCCCATAAGTAACCACCTAAAGAATCAAGTTGTGAAGCTGTAGGATTATATACAGTAAAAAGTTTATTACTGCTCACCGTATTTGGTAACGGTGGAACCGGTATTATGGGTGTCGGTGTCGGATCCGGATCGGGTTTTATCGGATCGGGATCGGGTTGCGGTTCCGGTTGTGGTATTATTGGATCCGGTTCGGGTTGCGGATCAGGATCAGGTTCCGGACTGGGTTCGGGATAATCTTCGACATCAAATTCATTATCCTGAATTGCATCAGATGCAGGATCTGAATTTGCATCAGGATCTTCATCAGGGTTCTGTGCATCATCCTGGTATGGTTCTTCATCCGGTAACTGATCAGGATACTGCAGCGGGTATGTATTCGGTAATTGATGTCCGTCAACATCAGGGAATTCATTAGGTGGCCAGTTGGGATATGTTAAGGGGAATTCCTCTTCACCTGGTACTTTAGCACCATTCTGAATACCTTCACCAGTAAATTCACCATTGATTCCGGATAAGTATGCATGACCTGAATCAGTATAAGCACCGGCAAAAATAGCATTTAATCCGGAAATTGCACCGCTCGCATTCATAACACAGTCTATTATATAAAACGTACCATTAAAGAATGAAGCCCGCAATCCTATTGTATTAGTTACATAGGTAGTTTCACCAAGTGTAATTGTATCACCTGCTTCGACATCATAAAATTGCATAAATGAAAACCATGCTGCGGGAAAATCTGAACTATAACTAATATCCATTTTTGCTGCGCATGCTTTACCCTGAACTTGTACTAGCATACTTACAAATAGTGCCCATGCTTCAGGCGTCCAACTTATAGGATATGAAACACGTGATTGTATAACCTTTGTTAAGTCAAGAGGTGATATTAGACTTGTAACATTAACATTACCTTCATGAACATATTCGGGAAGGTTAGCCATATTGAAATATCCTGCTTCCAGAAATGCATTCTTGAATATTTCAATGACTTCCTGGGTGTATGTCATAACACCGCTACTGTTCATCATACCCACAACTTTACCCTGAACCGTAGCACCTGCAGCCATCAATTTTTCTGCGACTGAATCCCAGAATGAAGGCGCTATATTATACAATACGAATCCGGTTGTAATACCCAGTGCGGGCGCAACTGCAGCGCCCACAACACCGACATCCATAGCAAGATAAGCAGCGCCGGCACTTACAGCACGTGCAGCAGCACCAACACCGGAAACAAAAGCAGCTACCCAGTAATTGAAACCGGTACCATTAGCGCCCTGGTAACTTTTCTGAACTGCTTCATAAACTTTTTGCCCATTGTCACTAGGGAATTGAATAATCTGTGCAGGTGTTCCAAGATCTGCACCACCCTCTATAACCTGAAACACTTCCTGCATCACTTCTGCCGGTAAAGCCATATTATACACCTCCTGCACATATCAGAATATAAGAACCGGTTTCATTTAATCCGTTCGGGAATTCCATTACCTGAACATCTTTTCTAGCATCCATTATGAAGGATCCGTCATCAAAATACACGTTACTGGTTCCCTGATTTTCGTATTTATCAATGACACCGTATGACGATTTTATATCATTCATAAATGAGAAAAGAACATCACAAGATGCATGTATTTCCCATATATTATTATGAATATTCACAATATCATCAATGAAATACCATCTACCAAACTGTGATATATACATATAATTATATGCATATGATACCGGATTAGATGTTTTTTCTATCGTGATTACCGGATTCGTGATTGAGGTATTATCTTTTAGTGTTCCGTCCAGTGTAAACCGCGCACTTAAAAATCCGGATTTGTTCACACGGTTTCGTTCAGCTTTACAATTAAATAAATCTATCTGCATATGATCACCTTTTAAATAACCTGGTCAACCGTATATGTTGACCAGGTACTATTAACAATTCCACATTTAGGTTGTCGGTATATACCAGGTATAATCTACGGTAGTAGAATATGACCAGTTAACAGGGAATGTAACAGCATCACCGGTATCAAGATCTTTGAATGTCTTTGATGACTGTACCTGCCAGTTAGTGCCTGTATAGCTTACAGATATATCATCATTTGAATATGATGATGTATCATTATGAACCAAAGTTGTGATAAGGGTTTTATCAACTATTTCACCATTTACAACCTTAATGTCATATATATCAATTTTTGCAGATGACGAACTACTTGAAGGATTAGTTGATATTTCATATCCCTGGTCTGCAATTCCGACGTATTCTTTACTTAATGGTGCATAATAAAGATAGTCACCGACCTGACCTATTATCAATCGGTTATTCTCATAATCAGGTGTATATGATCCACCACCGCCACCGGATCCAATCTTATTTCCCAGGGTGGTGAGTGATCCGTCATCATTTCTATATGCATCATTTGAATCTAATGGAAACATATTATTCTCCCTTCTTTAAAAAGTGGGCGGGTTATAGCCACGTAACCCGCCCTTTGTGTATGGGGAACTATGCAGCATTAAGCGACATAGAACACAACAAAGTTTTCGTTTGTGTCGTTGAAGTATTCGGCGAACTGCTTATAGAAGTAGTTCCAGAAGGATGCCTTCTCATTGTAATGTGTATTGACTTTGCGTTCCTGGTTAGATACACCAAGTGCATCACGGTCAAACATTACTCCAATGATACCGGTTGCATCAATGATGTGTCCGGATGCCGTTGTGATCTTTACTTCACTGGTTGAAGAGAATCCGTAATCGGTTCCGGATCCCTGCCAGTATGTTACGGTTTCTGCATTGGGAAGCGCTGTATATTCATTGTGGAATGTATCCGACTGAAGGTAAGCACCTGCAGCATTCTTGAACTCTGACAGCATGATGATATGAAGCATATCATCAGGTGTGAACCTGCTTTCACCACCCACATTGAAAAGGTTGGACATAACCTTCAATCTGTCAATGTAGTTAGCCATTGTCATTGAAGCGAATCGGATGAATTCCGGTGTTTCGAGTGCATTGGCTGCAGTGAGTGACTGTGAAAATTTCTGATTATAAAGATAAAGAAGGTTTACAGCTTTAACACCTGATGTTGTGTATGTGCCACCTGGAAACTCATTGTAAAATGTTTCACCGATCATGTTGTTGATGGTTCTCATGATAAGTGCATCCAGTTTTACAGTAAGTGAATTTTCCACTGCTGTAAGAATCATTGAAAGAAATGCGTTAAGCTGTGTGACATTCTGAAAACTTGACTTTACCTGATCTTCTGTGATTGAAATATCAATCTCAAAAGTGGTTCTCTTATTCCAAAATTCACCATATACATCAGGTGCATGAAAGATGTTGGGATCGTAGGACTGTCCATCCTGAAGCTGCCAGTCTTCATTCTCCACTGCTTCAGGAAGCCTTGCAGCAATCTTTTCCATGATGCTGCCATATTCCCAACCGTCCATGAGAACAGAAGGAACACGTCCCTTGTATGTTCTGTTAACAAAAACATATCTGCCAACCGCATCAGGAAGCTTCCTGACATAATTATCAAGTCCGACAACATTTTCAAACTGCTGACCAAGTTCTACAATGTTGGAAAGATCTTCTGCTACTACGACCGAATCACCAAGAAGTTCACCGGTCACTGTGTTCATGATTTCATAAATCTGTTTTACTTCCATAATATCTCCCTTCTTTATTCTGTGGTTACTGTAACGGTCACACCGTCACCGGAATCAACTGCAATTGCAACTGAAGCTGCTCCAATTGTAAGCGCTGCATTGAACACCTCACTGCCTGCAGTGAAAATTGCCTCAAAATCATTATAGAGTGTGGTTCCAACCTTCATGCCTGAAATTACGGTACGTTTGCCGTGAGCGTTCAAAAGTGCTGCATATGTGCCGGCAATTGTTTTTTCTGTGCCACTTGTCAGAGCTGCGCCCTTCAGATCTATGATCTGATATCCGCCTTTGTTCATAAAATTATCTCCCTTCTTTAAACTGGTTAATATGTTGATATAGTGAATATACTATCTATATCCGAAAACACTTCATAGAAAAAATTCCATTTCCATAAATCGATATCTGACTGAAGCATTTGTTGTGATGTGGTAACACCTATATTTCCCGACCTGGTAAGAGTTCTGTCATCCTTACCTGATGCAGTGTCCTTTTTACCGTAGGTCGTAGCATCCGACATGTTGCGGGTTTCGGTGTCTGTGTGACCGTGCTGCAGTGTTTCCGTTTCATTATTATAAGTAGTCTGAACAGTATCATTAAAAGTTCGTGTATTACCTACTGTACCGGTTGATTTCGTAACATCCTGGTAACTGGATGAATTGAACGCGCTGACTTTGTTCTCTTCTCCATTTGTGCCATTATCCGTAAGAGTTCCGGTGTGTGCATCTGAATGTGAACCGTTGTGAGTTGTTGTATCGGACCCGGTGTGTGCATGAGTATCCGTTCCGGTCATAAGAAGTGTATCAGTTCCTGACAATGTGGATGTTTTTCCGTAATTGGTTTCCTCATTTTCGGTCATACTGTAATTTTCTATCGGGTCATATTCTGCAGTAAGTACCGCCCAGTTCCGCGCCCACTTTTTTGCATACATCATATAAGCAACATCACACAATGTTTCAAAACCGGCGGTTGTGAGTTTGTTATCAGTACCCAGGTTATTATCAACTGCCGGTGATGTGATCTTTCTTCCTGAATAGTTGTTGATGTATTCAAACATAAGAAGTGTGGAAGATATCGAATCATCTTCTGACCAGGGCAGTACATGATTATCTTCCATTTCTGCAAATATGTTGTTAGTACCTATCACATCATTCAGTCGCAGCATTTTCATCACCTTCCTGAATATCTTCTTTTATTTCCTGAAGATCTTCTTTAATCTCTTCAAGTTCGGTTTCAATGTCCGGTGTTTCCTCTTCAGGAGCATCTTCCGGTGTTTCCTCTTCAGGAACATCTTCCGGTGTTTCCTCTTCAGGAACATCTTCAGGTGCTTCTTCAAGTTCAAATTCATTGATGTGTACATCATCATCAGAATCAAAATCAACACCGGGTGTAAGCTGCTGTATTTGTTCTTTAAGCCAACTGGATGCGAGTGTTACCTTCACATTAAGTCCGTACATCTCATTGACTTTTTCAATTCCAAGTTTCCTGGATTCAAGCATATCATCCACATAAGGGAGAAGCGCATCATCATTCAGCTGTGCTTCATCCGGTGATATGCTTTCACGTTTCATGTTGTAATTGGCATTTATACCCAGTTCATTGAACCATGCAGCTTTAAGATATTGCTGATATTCAATAAGATCTGTGATCCTGGTTGAATTATTTGCAGCAGTTGGGTTTACCTTCAGACCTTCAAAAAATGGATTGTCTGATATCACATCCAGTTCACCGTTGATGATTTGCTGTATAAACACCTTAGCAGATTTTTCCGTTTTATCATCCGTTGCGGATATCATAAACGGGATCCTGCTGCAGATATCTGCCACCCTCATTGTAATATCATTTTCGGTCATGAGTGATGCATAACGTTGGAACATTGGCAAAAGTCCAACACCGTATGAATCGGATCTGATAAGAACACCGTCTTCACCGATTTTCAGATTCTTTGAAAAATTCAGTGCCGGATTAGCCACCGTATAAATAGTAGGTTCATAATACACATCCGGTTCACCGCCAAGTCCACCGGTAAAAACATAATGATGACCGTCTACCGTAGTCCAAAAAATATTACCGTTAAGTTGCAGCATTATCTCAAGATTTCGCTGCGGGATTGTTTCCGGAAGGTCTTCATAGTCAAACATGGACTGTGTACGATTGAGCATATATAAAATATGCTGCTGACCTATATGCTTTTTCCCGTGGTGTTTATCATCAGTCTTGAATATATCTTCATCAAATAAAGCTATTCCCAGATCTGAATAAGGTTTATTACATTTCATATGTTATTCTCCTATAATTTAAATATTACATAATATCATAAAAAAATCAACGATAAAACAATTGTTTACAATATAAACATTTTTTTTGTATAATATTCTTGTAGCAGATGACCGGCAATTGAATACAGAAAGGAGAAAGTCTTATAAGATAACAGATAACAGAACTGCATAAAAATAAACCTCATATTCATTACATCAAACAAGGTGGGTGTTCCCAAACACTCACCACTATAAAAAGGAGATTTCAACATGAGAATTATTTTAAATGGTTTGTGTACAAAAGTACTTTGTGAATTACTCCAGTATATTGACGAACTGGATACTTTTTCAGAGATTACATCATTTGATTCAGGAACATATTCACTCGAATTCGATATACCAAAGCAGATCCATTTTGAAATAGATGAAGACAAGATCTTCATGGCACGTGAGAACTACGACTATTATTTAAACATATCCCGCAAGGATTTCGCAGAACTTATAATAAGATAAAAAATATTGCTGACCTATCGGCAAAACGGGGAGAAATGGAGAACAATATGTTTAAAGAAAAAGCGATTGCAGCAATATCACTTTCAAAGTTGATGGAAGGACGCACAAAGATTTCAACGGATGAACTTATCACCAAGTATCAGGACGGTGTCACAATTACCGCATTCGACTGGATGAAGGGCGATGATGGTAAGTATCCGGTGTGTATCTTCCTGGAGAATGACAAAGAGTGTTTCTTTGGTGGTGCTTCACTCACACAGATCTGTGAAGCCTGGATGGAAGGTTTCGAAACACCTGAAGACTGCAGCACAGCACTCACATCTGAAGGTGGTGTAAAAATCAAAATGTCCAAGGACAAAACAAAACAGGGCAGAACCTTCACAAAATGTTATGTAGTTGAATAAATCGGCATAGATGCCAGGGCGGGTGTGGTTATAAGCTGCACCCGCTTTTTATTTGAAAGTGAGAAATAAATGATGGTAATGACAATTATTGATAAAGCAATAGCAAAAATATGGCATTGGAGAGGTGATAAAAGATGAATCTAACTGAAAAATTAAATTATATGGTGGAGAAAAGAAAACAATCCTTCACCCAGGAGCAGATCTCTAAGATGACCGGGGTCAGTCGGTCACATATCAGTAATTTTGAAAATGGACGTGTTAACAATATGTATCTGTATGATTTTTATATTAATGCTTTTATGAAGGGAGATGATGTAAATGAACATTAAGCAGATTTTAAATCTATCATCCAGGGACATATCTAATTTATCTGATCAGGATCTTAGAAAAATAATAACAATTGCAGATTCTGCAGCCAATAAGAGAATCAAACGTGCATATAAAGCAGGTGTTTCAAGTGAAGTCATTGACCGCGCACTTGAAAACGGTAAATTCTCTGTGCGGGGAATTGAAACACGGCAAGGATTAGAAAATGCACTTGTAGGTGTTACGCAGTTCCTGAAAGCTAAAACATCCACCACCAGAGGCATCAGGTCCGAACAGAATAATATGTTTAAAAATTTAGCAAAAGAAGTAAATAAGGATCTTGAAGCATCTGAACGTATCAATGCGACAGACTGGCAAAAAGCTCTTGATGATTCTGAAATTAAAAGGGTTACGGATATGGTTTGGACGCAGGTTGACAAAATGTCGGAAGATAAAAAACTTGCTATCACCAAAAAAGAACGTTATAGACTAGCAGCCCGCGCGTTTGATGTTGTTACCAGGAAAAGCAGACCGGTGAAAACTAAACGCGGACTTCTTAAGAATCTTAGATCCTGGTATGAAAAAGAGTATGAAAAATCAAATGAGGATGCAGCACTTCAAAACATGACAAGTGAGGAACGGGGAATTGAAACAGCATATAACAATTTTACATGATGAAGTGACCTATTATGATGATGTTTCAAATGATATTGAAGCACTATTTGAAAATGTGTCTATAAAAAAGCGCAAAAAATGGAAGATAGAATATTACGACATTCCAGTGTGCTTCGATATCGAAACATCATCATTTTACGATCATGGTGAAAAGGCAGCCACAATGTATATATGGATGTTTTCAATTGATGATAATATCATAATAGGTCGCACCTGGGATGAATTTATTTTGTTGTGTGATAAACTGGTTAGTCATTTTTCATTACATCCAAAATTCAGACGTATGATCATATACGTGCAGAATCTTAGTTTTGAGTTTCAATGGTTCTGCCAGCGCTTCACATGGCAAAAAGTTTTCGCACTGGATAACAGAATACCGCTCACAGCCCTAACAGATAAAGGAATAGAGTTTAGATGTTCTTACAGATTATCAGGGTATTCACTTGAAAAGATGGGCGAAAACCTGATCAAATATAAAATCCCTAAAATGGTTGGTGATCTGGACTATTCAAAAATAAGACACTCCAAAACACCATTGACCGATAAAGAAATAGGATACTGCTTAAATGATGTCCGTGTATTATCTGCATACATCCGAGAAAAAATTGAAAATGAAAACGGCATTACAAAAATTCCACTCACCAAAACCGGTTACGTCCGTAATTACTGCCGGCAGCATATTTTTACATCTGAAGGGAAACAGTTTTATTATTATAAAAAACTGATGCAGAATATGACCATTGAACCGGATGAATTTATATTATTAAAGCAGGCATTTCAGGGCGGTTTTACTCATGCAAACGCTTTTTATGTTGATAAAGAACTGAAGGACGTAACATCTGTGGACTTTAACAGTAGTTACCCCACGTCACTATGTGCGTTTAAGTATCCCATGGGTAAAGGTGAATTATACCACCTGAAGGACTGGAAAGATTTTGAGTATCAGTTAAAACATTATTGCTGCTTATTCGTAGTCCGGTTCACTAACATTGAATCCGGTATCTTGTATGAAAACTACATATCATATAGTAAATGCAGACAAGTACAGAAACCATTATTAAACAATGGCCGGTTAGTCCGTGCCGATTATCTTGAAACCACCATCACAGAACTTGATTTTGATATAATGAAGAAGTGCTATACATGGGAAAAGATAAACATAGTATTATTGTACCGATATAAAAAAGCATATCTTCCCACCGAATTTATAAACTGCGTACTTGATTTCTATGAAACCAAGACAACATTAAAAGATGTAGAAGGAAAAGAAGTGGAATACCTTCAGGGAAAAGAGAATCTGAACAGTTGCTATGGTATGTGCTGCACGGATCCGGCGAAACCGGTAATCACTTACTTGAATGACCTTCAGGAAACTGAAGATGTTGGTTGGGTTGAACATGATCTGATCCTGGAAGAAGAACTTGAAAAACATAATAAGAAAAATAATAGGTTTTTGTTTTACCCCTGGGGGGTATGGTGTACCGCGTGGAGTAGGTGGAATTTGTGGATGCATGGAATTCTTAAAGTTAAAGATGATTACATATATTCAGATACCGATTCACTGAAATTCCTGAATGCTGCAGCCCACAAAGATTCCATTTCAGAATATAATAACTGGATAGGTAAGCAGCTATTGAAGGCTATGAGATATCATCACATAGACCCGAAAAGAATCATCCCAAAGACTTGTGAAGGTGTATCAAAACCATTGGGAATATGGGATTTTGACGGTCATTATGAACGATTTAAAACCCTGGGCGCAAAACGATATATTATGAAGTATTCCATGGATGAAAGAAACAAGCCTAAAAACCGCGGAACTTTAGGTGTGACCGTTGCGGGTCTGAACAAAAAAGCAGGTAAAAAATATCTTGAATCGTTCCCGGATCCTTTTAAAGTATTCACCAATGATATGAGTGTACCAAAAGGAAAAGCGGGAAAACAGACAGCTACCTATATTGACTATGCTACTTCAGGAACAATTACCGATTACATGGGGAACACTTCAGAATATCATGAACTTTCATCCCTGCACCTGGAAGAATGTGGTTATGATCTTTCACTTGCAAGTGACTTTGTGAAATACATTTTAGGAATAAACGAGGTATATCTATGAGTAGAAAATATAAATATTATCGACTGGATGCAATCGACAAGAAAAACGCACACTATAATATCATCTTTGGTGAACGTTCCAATGGTAAGTCATACGCAGTTCTGGAAAGAATAGTAGAAAATTGGTTCAAGAATGGTAAAGATGGGGCAATTATCCGAAGGTGGCAGGATGATTTCAAAAGTAAGCGCGGACAGATGATGTTTTCAGGATTATCAGAAAATGGAGTGATAGAAAAGTTATCGAATGGTGCATACGATCATGTGGACTATTATGCAGGTCGGTTTTACATGGCTTGTTACCAGGTGGATGAATCCGGTGTTAAGAAGTCAATAAAATGTGATAAACCATTTTGCTATGCATTCGCATTATCTGCGATGGAGCATGACAAGTCCACCAGTTACCCAAACGTTACAACTATACTATTTGATGAATTTATCACCAGAGAATCATATTTCAATGATGAATTTGTGCTTTTCATGAATACCATTAGCACAATTGCGAGATTACGAAAAGATGTAAAGATCTATATGTTGGGTAATACCGTGAATAAATACTGCCCTTATTTTGCAGAAATGGGATTGACCAACATAAAGAGCATGAAACCGAATGACATAGATGTATACCAGTATGGTGAAACCGAACTACGTGTTGCGGTTGAATATGCAGATAATTCAAATAGTAAGAATAAAGAATCGAATGTGTTATTTGCATTCAATAACCCCAAACTCGCCATGATCTCACATGGTGCATGGGAAATAGATATATATCCACATCTTCCAATGAAGTACAAGACCAGTGATATCAAATTCACATACTTCATTGTATGGAATGATGAAATGCTGCAATGTGAGATTATCTATGCGAATGATTGTATGTTTACATATATCCATAAGAAGACAACTGAAATTAAGGATCCTGAACATGATGTTGTATATACAACCGAATTCAATCCAAGACCCAATTACTACCGGAACATAAAAAGATCCGTAGACGTATTAAGCAAAAAGATTGGTACATTCTTCAATGCATATAAGATATTCTATCAGGATAATGAAGTTGGGGAGATTGTCAGAAACTATTGTTTGTGGTGTGACAAAAACTAAATCCCGCTAACCCACACACGGTATTGTGATAATGTTTCACGTGAAACACATCTACGCAATGCCGTGTATTTTTGTGCGATTTTCCGTGTTAGCGGTGAC